AAGGGGCCATATTCAGCCAGCCCCGGATTCGCCTGCAGCACCTGTTCAGTGACTCCCTGCGTGCGCCCGTAATGGCGCCAGCAGAGTGCGTCCACCGTGTCATACTGATGCGCACGCACTTTCATCAAATCAGCTCCACCGTCATATGCGGCATATCGCGCAGGCGGGACTCCGCCCAGCGCACATCGCGCCACAGCTCGCCTAAGGTTGTTTCGATATCTTCGGCTTTCTTGTTTCCGTCGCCGGTTGCGTCAAAATCGCGATAGCGCTCAACCAGGTTTGCTTTTGCCCAGCAAAACACCGCACGGCGATACAGCATGAGCCGCTGGCTTTCGCCGTCGATCACATCAGCAGGGACGTCGGCCAGGCTCGCATACCCCTGCGCCCGTTGTTTCTCGCGGAACTCATAAAGATCGGCGTTAACTTCAGCAATCGCTGTCAGCAACGCCAGACGCAGGCGTGGATCGGTGACACTCCCATCCATGCGCATATCACGGCGGAACTCTGAAACCCTGACATCAGGCCAGAAACTGGTGTTTTTGATAACGTCCTGGGTACTTTCCCCGGCCTGTTCCGGCGAAACGAATTGCATATTTCTGGCACTCCCAAATAGTTGGGCGGTGGACGGGGTTTTGACGCGGCATAAAGCCTGTCGCCACCCCGTGCCGCCCCGCGCGTTGGCACGATTCGTTAAGCCGACATTGCCTGTCGCAATCGGCTTTCAAGCTTGTTGATTTCGGTTTTGACGCCAGAACTGTTATCCAGCTGCAGGGCACGCTTCAGATGGTTAAGTGCCGCCACTGCCTGATCGTTATCCCGCAGCGCGTAGCCCATCGCCTTATGAAGTCGGGCGCGGGACTGATCCGGCATATCCTGACCTTCAACGATATCGAGCACCTGGGTAAGAATGGCGGCACTGAATGATTCACCGGCAGAAAAAGCGCGCATTGCCGCGTCGGCAAACTCTTCGGCAACAGCGGTCCCGCAGGTCCGGTTGAAGCGCTGCGGCAGGACCCATCCGTGTTTAATGGCATGACGGGCAATGTCCAGCGCGCCGGTATAGTCTCCGGCATCAATGCGCCAGATCATGACGTACATAGCCACGTCGTCCTGGCCTGACGCGTCAGCATCCAGCAAACCGGCAATCCATGAGGCATAAGCGGGAAGAAACTCACGTTTGAGCTGAGCCTTGCGCTCATTTGACTGGACGGTTTTAAGGCGCCTGCGGTGTTCTGTCAGCTGTAACAGCATCTGGTTATAACCCGTCATACTGGCATGACTGCCGCCCTGCCGGGCGGCATCCTGTGCCTGTACATACTGAGTGTGAGCACGGAACGGATTCATTTATCACGCTCCGGCGCCAGCACCGCCAGCTGCCTGCGCATCAAGCGCGCCTTTCACCGCTGCCGTGACGATTTCCTGGATGGTTTCAGTTGTCAGCGCTGGGCTGGCATTGCCATCTGCCTGCACGGGCAACAGTTCGATGTTCTCAACCAGGCAAACGCCGTCGTAATCTTCGACAACATACGCCTCGTTAACGGACTCGAAGTTCTCCACGCGGTCACGCTTCGGATTGTCGATAACCGAACGGCGGCGGGAGCCTGATTGCCAGTAAATAGACAGATTATCCAGGCGGGTGATCAGCATGGCATTCGCTGGGAAGAACGGCGCACGAACGGCCGGGAGGTTGCCGATACGCTTCTGGCTGACGATAAGATCTGCCGCCAGCGTTTCGCTGTTTGGCTGGTCACGGTTGACGATCGGGAAATATTTATCCGCCAGTAACTGGCGCCCGACGATAACCACAAGTTCCGTATCTTCCTGATACCACGGCGCGATTTTCTCATTCACGGCGCCCATAACCAGAGCGTCCAGATTAAGGAAATCACCGCCTTTACCGACACGGATAGTCTGAGAAATAACCTCGCCTTCGGACACGATCTTGTCCATCACCTGTACGGGTTTCTCCTGGCGGATTTTTTCCAGCCAGCCGATATTCACATCCTGCAGCAGTGGATAGGTCGCGCGGTCTGACGTTTTTTCACGCTTCACGCCGTTGAAGCCGATCATGATGCGGTCAAGCGCCTGGCGGGTAATGATGGCGTCACGGATGCGCGTCTGGAAGTCCTGGAATTTGGCCCATAAATCCAGCTTCGCATAGGGCAGCGCCGTATCAGAGTTAGTCTGGGTACACTTGTACCCTTCACCGTCGATGTAAGTCGGATCAACGGGTTCACGGTCTTTCTGGGTGGTATCAGTATTTCCGGCAATACTGGAACCAATACCCAGCCCCAGACGCTCGCCGGACTGCTCATCAACCGGGATAATGTTGATTTTCTGCAGGAACGAGGAAGACTCCTGGATTTTCGTTTCCAGCGTCTGCGCCACTGACGGCTCAGCCGTATATTTCGAGGCGATATCGCTCACAGATACGCCGTTGAGCTTGGCGAGCTGCGTCAGATAACCGTTAAATTTAAAGCGAGTCTCTTTTTTCATTGTGCTTTTGCTCCGTCAGCAATCGGTGGTTTGTTCTGCGCCGTTATTGCCGGTCGCATTAGGGCGGCGCTCGCTGCGGCTGTCCTGAGTGGAAAGCTGCTCACGCAGGGTGGAGAGTGCGCTGGTTGTCTCTTCAACAACCTTTTGCATATCGCTCAGCTTGTTGCTGAAATCGGTTTGATGGGTGCTGACCTGCTCCGCCAGCGTCTGATGCTCACGCGCGATGGTTTCAACAGCCTGATTCACATCAGCAAATCGGGCGTTATCATCGGCGCCTTTGCGGGACAGCAGCTCTTTCACGCGCGTAAACAGGCTGGTTTTTTCCGGCACGTCCTCAAACTCGATCAACGTTTCAACAGCAGCGGTAAACAGGTTGTCTTTGTCCAGCTTGCGGCGTGCCAGGGGGTTATGTTCTGCGCTGGCGCTGAACTGCAGCATTTCAGTGCCGAGGCTTGCCGGATCGTCAGTAATCGCCAGGCCAACCAGATAAGCGGAGCCGGTATCCGCAAAGCTGGTGTTAACTTCCATTGAGGTGAAAAGCTTCTGCCAGTTGCTGGTCATAGTGACCAGATCGTCAGTCGGGGCAATCCAGCCATACAGCGCCATTTTCCCGGACAATGCCCCTTCGGTGATTTCTTCCGCTTCCAGCTTTTCCACCATGCCAAAACGTCGGAAAGGCCCATCAGGGGTGAAGCCCTTGATGTGTTCCATATTAATCAGCGCGGTGTATACCTGCGGGTTATAGCTCGCTGCCATCTGGGTGAGCCATTCACGCTCAATAACGCGCCCGTCAGTTGTGGCCCCTTCGACCCCAATACGAAAACGCTTAGATTTTTTTGCCATCGGTCCGGCTCCGGTTAGTTAGTTCGTGACACGTTCAGAGCCTTATGTTTGCGGTGATGGGCGCGTGTAAACAACGCGTTGGGCTTGTGCGAACTCCCACACAATGCGAATCCGGGGAAAGTGCTGATTTGAGGCCGTATGTTTGTGCCATGACAACACTGACCCCCGCAGACCTCGATCCCCGTCGTCAGGCAATGCTGATGTACTTTCAGGGATACCGCGTAGCCCGCATTGCTGAAATGCTGGGCGAGAAAGTTGCAACCGTTCACAGCTGGAAAAAACGCGATAAGTGGGGCGAATATGGCCCACTGGATCAGATGCAGCTCACCACCGCCGCACGTTACTGCCAGCTCGTCATGAAGGAGCAGAAGGAAGGAAAGGATTTTAAAGAAATTGACCTGCTGGCTCGTCAGTCCGAACGACAGGCTAGGATCGGCAAATTTAACAATGGCGGAAATGAAGCAGACCTGAATCCGAACGTGGCGAACCGCAATAAAGGCCCGCGCAAGCCGCCGGAAAAAAACCTGTTTACCGACGAGCAGATCGAAAAGCTGGAAGAGATTTTCCGCGCCGGTATGTTCGAGTACCAGCGCCACTGGTGGGACGCTGGAATCAAGCACCGTATTCGCAACCTCTTAAAATCACGCCAGATCGGTGCAACCTACTATTTCGCCCGTGAAGCGTTGATAGACGCGCTCACCACGGGGCGAAACCAAATCTTTCTGTCAGCGAGTAAAGCTCAGGCGCATGTTTTTAAACAGTACATCATCGACTTCGCAAAAGAGGTGGACGTTGAGCTGAAAGGCGATCCGATGGTGCTGCCTAACGGCGCCTGTCTTTACTTCCTCGGTACAAATGCCCGTACCGCGCAGAGCTATCACGGCAATCTGTATCTTGATGAGTATTTCTGGATACCGAAATTCCAGGAGCTACGCAAAGTGGCCTCCGGTATGGCTCTACACAAAAAATGGCGCCAGACCTATTTTTCTACACCTTCCAGCCTGACGCACAGCGCCTACCCGTTCTGGTCTGGCGCCCTGTTCAATAAGGGGCGCCCGAAAGCCGACAGGGTAGAGTTTGACCTTTCTCACAGTAGCCTGGCGCAAGGCGTTTTATGCCCTGACGGCCAGTACCGCCAGATAGTCACCATTGAAGATGCCGTAAACGGCGGGTGTAACCTTTTCGACCTGGACCAGCTGCGCCTGGAGTACAGCCCGGACGAATACAACAACCTGCTGATGTGTCAGTTTGTTGACGACCTGGCCTCCGTGTTCCCGCTGGCGTTGCTGCAGTCCTGCATGGTTGACAGCTGGGACGTGTGGGACGATTTCGAACCGCTTTTACTGCGTCCGTTTGCATACCACCCTGTCTGGATCGGCTATGACCCGGCAAAAGGAACGCAGAACGGTGACAGCGCCGGTTGCGTGGTCATTGCGCCTCCCGTCGTCCCCGGCGGTAAATTCCGCATCCTTGAGCGTCACCAGTGGCGCGGGATGGACTTTCGCGCCCAGGCCTCAGCGATTGAGGAAATCACCAGACGCTATAACGTGACCTACATCGGCATTGACTCGACCGGCGTGGGCGATGGCGTTTACAAAACGGTTAAGCAGTTCTTCCCTGCCGCGCGTGAGTTTGTCTACAACCCGACCGTTAAAAATGCCCTGGTGCTTAAAGCCTACGACATCATCAGCGGGCGCCGCCTGGAATTTGACGCGGGGATGCTGGATATCGCGCAGTCCTTTATGTCCATTCGCCGTTCAACCACCGCCAGCGGCAACCGGCCAACCTACGAAGCATCCCGTACAGAGGAAGCCAGCCACGCGGATTTAGCCTGGGCAACCATGCACGCACTTTATAACGAACCACTGGCAGGAGCTTCCGCCAGTACCAGCAACATCGTGGAGATTTTTTAATGGCTAACCGCAAAAACCGCAGCAAGGCACCGCGCGGCCAGACCGCCACCGATACGGCCAACATGGTCAGTAATGCACATGCGGAGGCATTTACGTTTGGCGATCCGATCCCCGTGATGGACCGCCGGGAGTTATTTGATTACCTGGAGTGCGTGCAGGTAGACCGCTGGTACGAACCACCGATCAGCATGGATGGCCTGGCGCGAACTTACCGCGCCGCCGTGCATCACTCCAGCGCAATTCAGGTAAAACGCAATATTCTTACCAGTACCTTCATCCCTCACCGCTGGCTGTCTAAACAAGCCTTTTCACGGTTCGCCCAGGACTTTCTGGTATTCGGTAATGCCTACCTTGAAAAACGCATGAACCGGTTAGGGCAGATCATGGAGCTGCGCGCCTCGCTTGCCAAATATACCCGGCGTGGCATTGACCCGGACACCTACTGGTTTGCACAGTATGGCTACAACTCACAGCCCTATCAGTTCGATGAGGGAAGCGTGTTTCACCTGATGGAACCCGACGTTAACCAGGAGCTTTACGGGATGCCGGAATACCTCTCCGCCATTCCCTCCGCCCTGCTGAATGAATCGGCCACGCTGTTTCGCCGTAAGTATTACCTAAACGGTAGCCATGCTGGTTTTATCATGTACATGAGCGACCCGGCCGCCGATCAGAAAGACGTGGACAACATACGCGAAGCGCTGAAAAAATCGAAAGGGCCAGGCAACTTCCGCAACCTGTTTATGTACAGCCCGAACGGCAAGAAGGACGGCATTCAGATCATCCCGCTGTCAGAAGTCGCAGCGAAAGATGAGTTTCTTAACATTAAGAATGTGAGCCGTGATGACATGCTCGCAGCTCACCGCGTGCCGCCGCAGCTGATGGGGATTATTCCAACGAATACAGGCGGATTCGGTGATGTTGAAAAAGCGGCACGCGTTTTCGTACGCAATGAACTAATTCCATTACAGAAACAATTTCAGGAGTTGAATAGCTGGCTTGGAGAAAATGTAATTCGATTTGAAGCCTATACTCTCGATGAAAACGATAATTAACAAAAAAGGCGCCAAAAGCGCCTTTTTCGCATAAATTTCCATCAGGGTCTTGATAGTTGCCAATGCTGTTCTATGGATAGCAGTACCGCTGGCAATTCCCTTAGTTGATTTAAAAATCCTTCAATCACATGGTCATGGCTGCGGCCATGACCTATACAAGTACGCAGCGCACTGTCAACTCTGAATTCGCCCTGAAAAGCTATTGTTGCTTTCTCATTGACATGCTCTAGGGTTAACTCATTAATTAGAAAACATATAACCTGCTCTAAGCAGACAAAGCGATTATGTAACGCAGCCTCTTCAATGAAACCCGTTTCTGCTATTGCTTTCAAAAAGCGTTTATCACCAGATAGTAACAAATCATGATGATTCAACAACCCTTGAACCAAGCGCATTTCACCTTCATCAAGGTTATCAAAATCGTTTTGTAATGAGATCAGCCTTGGGTCCGTTATGATCTCTCCAAATAATGAAAAAACGCCTTGTCCAAGACAATTATTTACGCGTTCTATTGCCTCGGTACCGTAGCGCCGAATCGCAGCCTTTCCCCGTAGTTGATATACGATCGTATCTAAAACAAATAGTTGGCCAAAATTTCTAGTAAGTAATTTGCAACCTTCAGAAAGCAGGTCGAGTTGGGCCAATTTCAGTACTACATCATTATCAAGTAATACAGCCACTGGCACTACACCTCGATGTTGTTCATTCTGCAGAGCATTTCGAACTTATCTTCGGAAACCTTCTCTTCATCTACAAATGCAAGAAAGGTACGTTTAGCTTGATCAGGCCATGCCAATTCAGGACCAGGATAGAGTAAGTTCAATGCACTGGCACATACCGCATAAAAATTTTTCCCCGTGCGACTGGTCATCGTTTTAGCATAATTTAATGCTATATGGCCTGGGTCTACCTGATTTTGACGTGCAATGCGCATGGCTCCATCAGCTAAAACGTCAGCAGTAACCCTATATTGGCTATAAAACGATGCATCAGGTCGCCCATTCAACAACTCAATAGCGAAACTGTTAGCTTCTCTTTCGAGTGGATTGTCGACATCATCTTCGTTGATTTTCTCATCAATCAGCAGTGAATTACGATCAAGATGCCCGCAAGCAATATGACCTAATTCATGCGCTAAACTAAATAAAAGAGCACTTGCGTGCTTGTGCTTTTTTGTTAACGCAATGACTGGGCGATCAGATACTTTGATAGCAACAGCATCCATCTTTTTCTTGGCTGGGATTTCTGGCATGTACAGTACCGGTATTCCCATCGACCAAGAAAACTCTAAAAGAGCAAGATAGTCTACCCAAGGCTTGCCGCTGGATAATATTGAACCTCTAATTTCACCAGCAGTTGGAAGCCCTTGATAATCATTTTTTGCAACAGAGGCCGCAATTTTTGCCATCCCATCTACAACAGCCGTTGCAGCCTGTAGCTCCTGTACAGGTTTGTTAGCTGCATGTTTGTACCTACGTACTGAATCATTAAATTCCAGTGGTACAGAAGGATTTATGACGGTGTTGAGATCAAGATTGGCGAATTTTGCCAATCCTAAAATTACTTGCTGGCTGATACTCGGAGATTGGTTCAACGAGTCATCCCACCAATCAGGTAAAAGCTTCGCTAAGCCGTCAGCCAGACGCCCATCAAGGGTTCTGACACGACCAAGGAAAGCATTAAGAGGTTTTTGATGGATAGTTACAGTCATCTCCGCCCCTCCTTATATTGTTAATTTTGATGGTTGATTTCTATCCACAGTATAACCTGCGCATTTATGCTTCACACGCAATTTCTTATAACCCTACACCCTAAAACGCGCGCTCGTAGCCCCGCCACGCCTGCCCGCTTTACGTAATGGTTTTCATGCACCTGCCTGATATAAGCCAAAGCCCGCCAGAACTGGCGGGCTTAGACATAAACGATCCTCAAACGATCATTCATTTTCATGCAGCATAGTCATGCACAGCGGTGTAATCAGTCAAACAGCGAAAAATTAGCGTCGAATTCGTTACTTGTTGCCTCAACTTTCGTACACACAACAAGGTAACTGAGTCCGTCAGATAACGATACCGGGCGTTCCAGTTCAAACCAGAAACTATCTTTATAAGTCTTCCCTAACCAGTATCCACCGCCGCACTCTTTTGGACGCTGAAAGAAAACCCACTGGCCGGGGATCATTATCTGGAGTGTTTCACCGCGATACACAATCTGATAATTGCTGTCTTTAGAACCCATAGCTAACGCCTCGCATTGCTCGTTGTTCAACCTTGCGAGCGTCAGAACAACGTTCCGCCGCTCGCAACGTTATCTAATGCAACCAGCTGTCGTCCTCCCAGACCTGCTGCAAAATCTCCATTACCCGCTTTTTATCTTCGTCCAGTTTTAAGCCACTCAGCTCCAGGCCATTAGCGCTTCCCTTACGTATGCGGATTGCCGTTTTTGGATAGAGAGGGCGCAAATTTCGGTACAGTTCGGATTCAAGGGCCTCCAGTGTTGTCTGGCTTATCTTCTGCTCTTTATCGATCATTATTTCAATGCGCATAGAGACCCCCTTTTAATTGATAACGTCCATCGTCCGGCTGTAATCGTGGTTACGAATTTTTGCCATCAGTTCGTCTGTCAATTCCGACACCCACTGAATTGCAAGCCGTTTCTCTTCTTCGCTGCAATCACTAGCCGCTACAAGCTTGATAAAGAAATCAATACGCTGGAGCTTCAACGACTCCAAAAGATAGTCCTGCATTTTCCCTCCTATCCTCACTACGGGATAAACCAGCCAATATCCCCAGGAAGGGATATTGACGCGCTGTATATATATCCACTGTTTATATATACAGTATAGGATGATTTTGGGGTTGTAAAATACTTTCTATCAATCAATCAGATGAGTCTGTTTGCTGAGGTTAATCATTCACTTCGCTCAGCGCCGTCATTATTGCCAGTCGCTCAGCGGGGGGCAAAGCTGCGAACTTTTCGCGCCAGCGCTTCGCCTTACGTTTGATGCGCTCCCTGTCGTTGTAATCCTTACCCGCAAAGGTGTGCGAGTAGGCTCTCCCCTCTGGGTAATTCATCCAGATTTTCTCAGTGCGCACACCGCCGCGCGTCATGGCCTGAAATTCTTTCTGGCGCCAGCCCGTTAATAGTTCGTCATAAATCGCTGATGGATAGCCGGACAAAATCACACTGGCATTTTTTGGCAGGCTTTTAAGGCAGGCCAGCAACCGCTCATGATCGGTAACGGTATATTCATTGCGATAACGCGCGGCACTTGTGCGCATTTCATGCAAATAGGGAGGGTCTGCGTAAATCAGCACGCGACCGGCGGAGGCAAAATCGAAGCCCCTTAAAAATTGCACCGCATCGGCAACATCGATAAAAAGGCTATCGCCCACGGCATCAAGGAAATCAGCATTGCCCTGGCAGAACGCCTCAATCGTCAGGGGATCAATATCAATGCCCCAATTGCGGCGGGCCGGTGGCTTACGTAACATGACAGCGCCACCGCCCAGGTGCGTCTCAATGTAGGTATCATGCGGCGGCATTTCCGCAATAATCTTTTGAAAAACACCGCTTGCGGCCTTGCTTCCCAGATAGGTCATTTCTGTTTACCTCAACTCCTGATTTCGTATTAATTCACCTGCAGCACAGTCGAAAATGACGTTACTCGATGAATGGCCAGCACTGTCATTTCTGACGGTGAAGCGCTCAATTCGGTACCACACCGTCAGACCTGACCATGTTGATCACGGGCTATTTCCGCGCTGTAAATGCACGCTTCATTCGGTTCAAAAGTTCATCCGCCTGCTGTTTAATCTCCACAATCTGGGACGGTAGACGCTGAACACCTGCCGCAGTACGGTTACGGACAGTAAGGCGCCCTTCATCAACCGTTAACACCTGATCGCCAAAGGCAACCACCGCGCCGGAAATTAACGAACGGACCATTCCGGCACTGGCATCCACTCCACGCAGAGCCAGCAGCTCACTAATTTGCTTTTCCTGCTCCGTCATAGAGCTGGTCTTTGGCCTCACTTTTATGCGCTTGTTAGTTATCCTTGCCGCTTCGCTCAGCCGCTGAGCTATCACCCGTTTTTCTTTTCGGGATAAAGAGCCAATATCCGCCCAGCTGGCACAGTCATTCATGACCGTGCCGCCAGGATCGGCGCATTTTTCAACCTCCCGCGGCTCCCGCGTACAGTTATTGACAGAACTCCGAGGGGCGGCGGGGCCGCCTGAAAAATCAAGGTCAAAACCTGAAACACCGTCGGCCTGACGTTTCGGCACGATTTTGTATTTGGTAGTGCGCGTATGAATCAGCGATTCCGGCCCACGGATCGGGGAATAAACGCCGGAAATTTTGGAGACGTCATCCCCGTAGAGGTTGCCGTTTTCAGTGACTTCATAGCTGAGGCGCACGCGCAGGAGATCACGGGGAACCAGCGGGCCACCCTGCGCACTTACGTACAAATCCCACGCACTGCTGTCGGCAGCCTGACGCACTGGCTCAATTTCGGGGTGCAGGACCAGCTCACGATCACCGAGACGACGTAACTCACGCCACACAGTTACCGGTGCGCCGCCTATTTGCTGGAACTGACGGATCGCCCAACGAGACGCCCAGGCACTTACGCGGCGGGCCATTTCTTTCAGAGGCTTGCCGGTTTCATCATCCAGATCGTCATCAAGCTGATAGCCATCAATATTTTTTGAAATGTATTTGGCGATATAGCCCGTTGCGCTGCCCTTCTCTTTCTCGATGGGTTTCATTTCGAAGCGGTTTTCAGCGGCGCCAGGCTCATTCCCATCCTCACGCATGGCGTGCTTACGAAAGATTGCTGTTGCCGGTTCGATATGCTCCGGGCGCATGAAAAGCAGGAGGTGCCAGTGCGGGGTTTCGTCGTGGTGAGGCTCAACAACGCGAAAGCCAAACACGCGAATACCATTGCGCAGCCAGGCCGCACGCGTGCGCGCCCATACTTTGCAAAGATATTTCTGCGTTTCACGCGGTGACGCGCCGCTGTATTTGTTGTTCCGGCGCCCGTCGTACTGCATTGAGTGGTATTTGGATGGAGCGGTAAGCGTGAAGAACGCCCCGGCCAGTCCGGCCTCATTCGCTAAATCTTCGAACCCACGCATGCGCGCCATCAGTTCACGGCGTCGGTTGGCTGGGTTGGCAACGCTGCCGGCCACTTTATCAATCAGCGATACGCGCTCTCCGGTGTCCTCATCTTCCAGCTCCATCGCTTTCAGAAATTCGCGGTTGGCTTTCTTTTGCGCCGTCCATTCCTGCAAACATGGGTCACTGCAGTACGGTGCGGATTTTTTGTGTACATACCCGGCCGCAACCATCAGATGCTCACGCCAGCGAGCATGCATACGGCGCAGACGATTAAGCCACCACTGCGGAGACTGCAGGCGGGCCACTGCTTTCAGTGCGTCTTCCGCCTCCAGTTCTTCTTTGCAGTAGGCCGTCCAGCACGGGACCGACGTTTTGAGGTGATTGGCAAGAAACCCCATGCGGCCATAACCTGAAAGGGTGGCGAAATGGGGATCGGACGTGCGGGCCATCTGGAAATCAAACTCGCGGTTAAACTCGCTACCCAACAGGTCAGCAAGGTTATGCGCCAGTCTTTTCAGCTCTCTTTTGCCAGCCCAAAGCAGGCGCCAGAATTGTTCACGCAGAGGCAACAAAGCCGCAGGCATAACCCCCTGCGGCAGATACTGCTCGTTAACCTGATCTATACGACTCAGAACGAATCGTTCAAAGGTATTGATAAGCCAGGCATCAGCCGCTTGTTTGCCTTTACGGTCTACCTGTTCAAGTTTTTGAGCATACATACGACGGACAAAATGAGGCAGCGAAGCCAGGCGACGACGAGCCGCCCGGCCCCGGTCTGGTGCTTCATCCGTTTCTGCCAGTTCGGCAATCGACAAACGCTTGCGATTGCCGTCCGGCGTCAGATACATGATCCCCGGCGCCGCATCGGCTTGCTTAAAACCACCGATTGCAGGGCGCGGGGCATTCCATGCGTAGGGGAAAACGGTGTCAGACATTCTGACACCCCATAATGTAAGCGCGAATAAACGCCGTTGCCCTCACGCCTGCACCTCATAATTCACGCTGCAGTCAGGTCCGGTTGCAGGATCAAATCCAAGCCAGTGACACGATTTTGAGGTAGCAATGATTTCCACGGCAGACTTACCGTCACCAGCCGCAACGCCCATACTGCGGTTTGCGGTAAGGCGGTGATGGGTGAAATTCCGATAAAGGGAGCGAGTAAGTGAGGTGTCACTGTTTGAAACTATGACCGGATGGCCTTCTGACGCGCGGCGCTCAAGAATAGACGCCAGGCGATACTGATCGTCCTCTGTAAAACCGGCAGTGTGGTAATTACTAAAAGTCCCGTCATAAGGAGGGTCGCAATAAATCACATCGCCCGTCTGCAACAAAGACAACGTTTCTTCGTAGTTAGCGCAAACAAAGGTGGCTCGCTTCGCTTTCTCAGCAAATGCGCGGATTTCACTCTCAGGAAAATACGGCTTTTTATAATTACCGAAAGGGACGTTGAATACACCGCTTAGGTTGTAGCGGCATAACCCACGATAACAATGGCGGTTTAGATAAAGAAAATATACAGCACGGTGCAGTCGGTCTAATTGCGGATCGTGGTTAAACGCTTCACGCACACGATAATAATTTTCAGCGACAATAAAACTTTCAAAAACCGCCTTAGCAAGATTAATAAAGTTTTCTGTATCTTCTGCAATAGAACGATACAGATTAATTAAATCTGGATTGATATCTGCGACAAGATAATGAGGATAGTCTGTTGCCATCATCACAGCGCAGGAACCCGCGAAAGGTTCAACCAATCGCGGGCCAGCTGGGAGATACTTTTTCAGTTCGGACATAATGGCGGTTTTGTTTCCCGCCCATTTCAGGATAGTGCTCATACAACGCCTCCGTTGTAGTGCTTGCCTTTTAACTCTGCGATTTCCTGACAGGTCACACAGCACTGCACACCCGGAATAGCGCGGCGGCGCGCTGGCGGGATCGGAGCATCACACTCCGCACAGAGAACACGGGAAACGCCCGGCACTTTGGCGCGGGCATTGTTGATATGGCGCTCACGATCTTCCTGTTCGCGCAGCTGGGCGAGGTCCATTGAATCAGCCATTAATGCAGCTCCTGCGCTTCGTTCTGGATGCGTACCGCTTCAACGCGAAGCAGTTCGGCCGCCTCGATATGGCTCAACTGACGGGAAACGATGCGCACGGCCAGACTATCCAGACGAGCCGCCATTGCATCAGCGCGGCAACGGCGCTCATCCAGGCGCGTTTCATTTAACAAAGCGAACAGGCCAGCATCGTCTGGGCCTGTTTTCGTTGAGTGGGTTTTAGTATTTTTCATATTCATTTCCTCAGAATTCGGGCAAAAAAATGCCCGGCGGGTTTACGCCATAAAAAACGGGTTATTTACTCGGATATAGCCCGCGCAACGCGGGCTGTAAGAATCAGGCTTTCTTAAACATTGGGAGCGCTACTGCAATAATCCCCGCTACCAAAACACCATCAGCCAACATCGACATAAGACGGCCCGTGAAATCTACTGCAACAACCAAGAACAGCAGCACACAGATAATGAGACAACGCAGCTTTCCCATTACAGGTACTGGTCCAGTGGCAACTGGAGAGCCTGCGCAATTTTCTTAAGCTGCGCTTCTTCCTCGCTGCCGATACCGTCCTGGTCAGCAATATCAAGGCACAGGCACAACACGTTTACCGCATCGTCAGTTCCCGCAACATCCGCCAGTTCACGCAGAGCCTGAGCATTAGCGCTACGCGGTGATGCTTCATAACGGGCGCGGATATTACTGCTCATCTGCGCAATTTCACCGGCAAAAGGCGCAAAGGCTGGCAGAGCTGAAATTGTTTTTTCCAGCACGCCGATTTCTTTCGCGTCACAGGTTCCGTCAGCGTACGCAATGGAATAGGCACCCCAAACAGTGGCCTCTACCGCGTCGCGGTTTTCCATTTTTTTAACTTCTACAACGGCTTTACGAGCTTTCTTTTTAAAGATTCCAAACATTGTTATTTCCTCATTTTTAGTTGACTGTCTTCACAATGCCCACGTTATGAGCATTAGGCAGGCGTCAAATCAGATATAACCAGCAACCGGAACAGGTTTGCTTTTAATTTGGTTGATAATTTCAGCCTGCAAACCTTCTTTAAATTCTTTGCAGCATTCCCATTCAGGATCGACACGTAAAACAGCACCATCACGGGTTTTAATTTCAAAACCTTCCGCCATATTTGGGATGATCACGCCTAAAATAATTCTCAACTCATTACGAGACATGTTTCACTCCTTTAATAATCAAACGAGCAATGCGAATAATTAAAAAAGCTGACGGCTTAGCCGTTTTTGTTTTCAGCCCGTTTAATAATTCGGACTGATCGCGGCACGGGTGCCAGCGCTTGCCGTTATCTCCTGCAATCCAGCCGTGGCCGTAGTGCATTGCCGGGCTTTGCTTTACCAGGAGCGAGGCGAAAGAAGGTTCGTTTTTCAGCATGACCACCTCACATAAACCCGAAAGTCGCACTGATACCTGTAACCGTATCAATAGTGCTAGCCATGGCAGGGTTAGCCTGCAGACGCGCCTGCATGGATATCGCAGCCAACGCCATAAGGCGGGTTACAGAATTGATGCTGCTGATCACATCGCGGCGCCCAGCTGTCGTCCCGACTTCACCGGACACAGCACCGGCAGCCACACGACCAATTTCTGCTGTCGCGCTCATTACGTAATGCGGTAGTTTTTCTTTTGCTACCTCGTTCGTTGGCACGCACGGCAGGCAATGAATTTGAGCCAGGAAACCATCTACCAGCGTGGAATCCTCAGTGATATCCGTCAGCAACCAGATTTCCGGCGGGGTGAGCTGATGGGGCTGATCAGGGTTAAGCTTGTTGCGCAGCGTCTGGACCTTCATTCCAGCCTGGTCTGCAAGCTTCGCCATGTTGTGGCGCAGTGCGAAAACGCGGCAGGCTTCATCAAAGTGAGGATGTTTGGAAACGCGATAATCAAACATGTTCTAAATCCTTTTCTATCCCAAAATGGAACTATCAGGCTTGCATTGCGATTTCACAGCCCTGAGCGGCTTCCATCGTCAACGCGAACATGTTCACTTCAACCAAGCTGTTCGCACCTTCTTTTTTACGGATAGGAAGGCGGCCCTCACGGACCATTTGGCGGGCATAGCTAAGCTTGTAACCAGTGCGGCGGCAGAACTCATCGAGAGTGATGTACGGTTCCGACACCACGAGGTTAATGCTGGGACGCATTGATAATTGTCGTTTCATGATGCACTATTCCTCAGTTGGAGTGCCAAACTCACTATTCGGCACTGTTTAACACTATTCAACAACTCACTATGCGTAAATACTATGATCCAAAATTGGAACGGTCAACAAAAAGATTTTACGAATCGTAAGAGCCTGGAGCTACCTGTTGGGGGGAAAGACCCTATAGAGCGGATCTGCATTGCATACGGTTTCACATCGAGGCAAGCACTTTGCCGACACCTGGACATCTCCCAGAGCACCATGGCCAATAGGGTTTCACGGGGTAATTTCCCTGCAGATTGGGTATTGATTTGTGCAATGGAAACGGGTGCTTCTCTTGAATGGCTTGTCTATGGACACGGGGAAGCACCGGTTCAGCCTGAGATAAAAGAAAAGCCCGCAATGGAAATCAAACAGCCCTTATCAACACAAATTGATTACATGAACATCCAAAATGGGATTGTAAAATCTCAAAAACAGGTATTCATTGCCTCAGACATGATTCCTGCTGACGCTACATCCCCGCAGCTAATAGCAACAGAAGGTCAGTTTTGGATAGTTGATGAGTTTGCTGGAGAGCTTGTTGATGGTTTCTGGTTGATAGAAATGGATGGCGTGACAATGATTCGTGAGCTTTACCGTTTGCCGGGGGGACGTATCAAAGTTGAAAATGGCAAACATTCTTTTGAGTGCATGGCACAGGACGTAAAGGTAATAGGTAAAGCCCTTACCCGAACTGAGCAAATTTGATATGGCCGTATCAAAATTACCAAACGGTAAATGGCAAGCCCAGGTATTCCCAAACGGGCGCGATGGAAAACGCATCCGGCGCCAGTTTGCCACTAAGGGTGAGGCCCTGGCATTCGAGCGCCATGTAAAGGAACAAGCTCAGGATAAGCCGTGGCTGGGTGAGAAGACAGACAAACGCCGCGTTCGGGATTTGGTTACAGCCTGGTATAACGCACATGGTGTAACACTTGCTGATGGCGAGAAGCGTAAAGGCGCTATGGAGTTTGCCTGTCTCGCTATGGGTGATCCCCTCGCTACTGAGTTCAACGCTAAATTATTCTCAACGTACAGAGAACAGCGGTTAAGCGGGAAAATAACCCGGTCAGATCGCGTCAAGTCCGTGACCCCTCGCACGGTAAACCTAGAACTGGCTTACTTTCGGGCTATGTTCAACGAGCTGAAAAGACTTGATGACTGGACAGCACCAAACCCTCTCGAAAACGTCAGAGAGTTTAAAATTGCAGAAGTTGAGTTAGCCTGGCTTACGGTTGAGGAAGCGACGCGCTTGCTTGAGGAATGCGAGAAAAGTAAAGCAGGTGATTTAACCACGATTGTCAAAATCTGCCTTGCGACCGGCGCAAGATGGGGAGAGGCTGAAAGCCTCACCGGCAAGCAGATAAGCCCCGGTAAAATAACTTTTATCAAAACGAAAGGTAAGAAAAACCGTGCGGTGCCAATCAGTGATGAGCTTTACGAATTGCTACCCAAAAGCCGAACCTCGAAGCCACTCTTTACCGGATGTTATTCAGCATTCAGGAGCGCGATAAAGCGCGCGGGAATAGAGCTGCCCGACGGCCAGCTGTCGCACGTTCTACGACATACTTTTGCCAGCCATTTCATGATGGGCGGCGGCAATATTCTGGTCTTACAACGCATCCTCGGACATACGGATATTAAAGTTACGATGCGTTATGCTCACTTTGCCCCCGACCATCTAACAGAAGCGGTTCAACTTAACCCCTTAAACCTAATTAGTGGCAGCAAAATGGCAGCACAGCGCAGCACTATGCAATACTTTTCGACAATATACGAAATCCTATGCGCTTGAATTTACTGTAAATCATTGTTTTTAATGAAATACGGTTCGGACTCATAATCGCTTGGTCGCTGGTTCAAGTCCAGCAGGGGCCACCAAATTTTAGCTTTAGAATCATATAGATAAGCCACCGCATTTCGGTGGCTTTTTCATATCCTTCCGTTGTGTGTCGCAAAAGTGTCGCGCGGAAATACTGTTCGGAGGTATACAACCATGAATAGTGAGAGATACGAACCTATGGATAAGCTCAAAAAACCAACCTGTTTTGTTATGATGCCGATCGCAGATGTTGCAGGCTATGATTCAGGGCATTTCACGCGCGTGTATGAACATATCATAAAACCAGCATGCGAAAGAGCAGGTTTTACATCTAAAAGGGCGGATGAGAGTACCAATTCAAACATCATCATCGTAGATATCTTAAAAAGCATTACTGATAGTGATGTAGCCTTATGTGACCTTAGTGGTCTTAATCCAAATGTATTTTATGAACTTGGACTTCGCCAAGCATTCAATAAAAAAACGGTAATTATAAAAGACGAAAAAACGTCAAATCCATTTGATACTAATATCATTAGATACACCCCTTATAATAGTTCACTCCGCATTGATAGTACCGCAACAGATATAGCGGCTATTGCGAAAATGATTGACACTACGGTCAACCATCCTGATGAGTACAATTCAATAACTCAATTGCTGAAAATCACGCCTGCCCACATTGAAAACAAAACGCAATTAAGTCAAGAAAGCACCATCATTATGAATCAATTGCTTGAATTAAATAAAAAAATCTCCTCTGCATTTGAATCTAGACCTCGCATTAATGATTCGCATGATCTTTCTACTCAGATGACTATGAGTGATTATTTAGAGAGTGAAAAAGGTTGGGAAAGCGCAGTAAATCGCTACTTCACGTTACTCGGTGGATTAGAGATAGGTTATTTCAAAAAAGCAGTCACTCATAATGGCGATACTGGGCTAGTATTTTTTGATATTTCAGGAAAAGAAATCAGGATCGATACTCAGGAAGTCGAACCACACAATATTTTTGAAATGACGCCTCCTTAATAAATTAACCAATATGCGGTTGGCACAACCTCTATCGCATAAGTAACTAACAAAAAAACGTAGTGAAAAAGATGTTCGTTTCATTATTTTTCACATCTATAGTATCGCGTGCTCCTCCCTCAGACCTTATCACACCTAGGTTTGCGTTATTTTTCATGAACCCTTGAAATGTACGCCTAATCAGGCTTTCTGACAGGATTTAAAAAACATCCATACAATATAGCTTATCACAAATAATAAAACCCTATAAATTCAATTGGTTAATTTAAAAAATGGAAGTAACTCAAAAATATCGCATCTCCTTATTGATGACTTTGCATACGTCTTTCCTTATGCTAAATATGTCCATACCCCCTTAGGCTGATGATTATTGTTTAGCCGTTTATTTTATAAGGAAAGAAAAATGACGTTGCCCCTAGTAAATCAATTTTTGATGCCATATGAAGTATGGTCAACCCGTCCGGCAACCCAAGCTGACATACTTGCAAGATTGTCGACTGGTCAACATATATCATCCTGTAATAAATCAGTACAGGTAAAACTTTTGGATACAATTGACACTCCCGATAAAGCTGCGATCTATATAGCTGATGGAAAATACGACGTGCAAATAAGTAACCGTATAACAAAATCTTTAGAAGATATAAAATCAGGATACAGACAAGCCAGGAGTTCAATGCCAGGCGTTACACCGAAAGTTTTATCCGAGTACCAACGGCGTTACGGCTCAAGTACTAACTTTAACCTTGTAAATAATAGTATTAAAATCGATGGTGATTATTTAGCAGATGATCAAGTTTTATTCCATGGTGGAGGGATATTAAATAACATCAATCCTGGAAATAGTTTAATTACTTTAAGACCATTATCGACCTCATTTTGCCCAGTCAAGTCCATTAATAATGGTGCCTGGAGAGGAAAATATTACAACGAAGGCGAGGCAAACTTAATCATATTAACTGTAAAATCCATAAAAAAACTTGCATTTATATATAAAATGAATGGCACTGATAAAGGGCATGAAAAGGAAGTGTTAATCGAGTCTGGTGCTCTAATATCAGTGATTAGTAAAGCAAAAATTCGTGATGATTATGAAGTATCTGTCGCCGGTGCCCATGCAGGTCAGGTACTGACCAAAAAAGTCCCCTTTCATATAATCAAAGCAACTATTTCATAAATTTCAGTCATGACAACTTCATAAATATACGCACAGCCCGCGCCAACTCTTACAAGCGGGCTTCTCTCCTCAGTTTCTGACTTATCATCGAACGATCCACAAACGCAGCATAAATATACTTTTCTCTTTTATTTTCAATAGGTTATGATTGCATCACCGTTCCTTTGAAGATCCATTTTGCTGATAAACGCTGAAAACCTTTTCAATCTTTTCAGTTTCGGTTTACCGCAAAGCCACCAGCACTGGCACGGTCTAGCAGTACGGTTTGAAAACAAATAAAACTGAAAAACTTTTATGATTCAAAAACCGCAGGCGGGTGCGGTGTAGTGCGATTTTGGTCTGTGAAAGATTTTTTTGTCCGTGCTGCGCCGCGCCAGCGCCCCGCTGTGGGCACGATCTGTTTTAAGGGTCGCTGAATGTGCGAAAGGGCTGAACACGCCAGAACGCCGCTGATAGCGCGTAGCGCTAGCCGGTTAAGAGGTAAGAAAAGAGATATCTCCGCCTGGGGATGAAAGGCATAAAAAAACCCGCTTTCGCGGGTTATGTTCTGGACAGGTTTACTTGCCAATCACCGGGGAGTATTTGCCGTTCAGCGTGTCCGCTTTCGCTCCGGTGTTCCGGATGGCTCCAGCGTTGGTCGGTGCTCCCGTATTGCTGTGGGTGTGGCTTGCCGTTTGTTCCGCCAGCTCTTTAACCACATCGAGCGTATCAAGCATCAGCTGTGCCACATTGATAGTGCCAGAGCCAATCCACACCACCGGGGCAATAATCTGCTGTTGCACGGCCGCAACGCTTTTACGTATTTGGCCAATTTTCTCGATCAGGTCTTTACCAGCTGTTACTGTCTGGCTCCCGGCAATGTCAGTTTCATCATTGCCGCCGATACTCGCCACGCGGTTATTTACTGCCTGGCTGTAATCACCCGTACATACCTACTGAATGGCTCCGGCCATCAGTGTGGACTTGCCCAGCACCGTAACTTTATCCGTGGCCTTAATGGTAGTTTCCCGGCTCACCAGCTCCCGCTGTTCCGTATCGGCCTTAACCATCCGCGCCATAGATGTTTCAGTGATCGTCTGGTCTGTCTGCCTCACTCAGTTGCCCACCTGGGTGACGCGCTGCGACACTTCCGCACGCTGCTGTTGCAGCTGCTCGCCTGGCTGGATATCCGGTAAGCTGGTTCCCTCCGGCACGGTCTGCCGTACAAAGGGCTTATCCGGCCTTCCACCAGTAAAAGCAATTTCAACCAGTGTCCCTTCAGGGGGAAACTGGAACATCCCGGAATCGTTATGGATTCCGATCTGCTCTTGGACGAGCTGGCATTGAATTACCAGCTGGTCAGCTAACGCACGTTCTAAGGCACACTTTTGCATCTCACTTTATGATGAACGGCGGAAACATACTGGTGCTGCAAAAATTTCTAGGCCATACAGACATTAAAATGATAATGCGATATGCTCACTTCGCTCCGAATCATTTAGAGGAAGCGGTATTACTCAACCCGCTGGTGAAAAGAACATGAACGTAGAATTAAAAGTCACACTTTGGGCGATAGCCTGTGCTTATGCTTTATTTAATTCTTTTATTTATTCCATGTCATTTTGGTCAGTATTTGACATAGATATCCTTCAATTCGCTTCATTAACTGATTTAATCCCCTCAATAATTTACACTCTAACACTTCCATTTATAATGTTAGTAACAATTTTGATATTTACCGAACTATGGAAATTATTGCGGATACGTATAGAGATTACTATTTATCGCCTTTTATCTTCATATTCCCTTGAAGAATCTAAAGTGAGACACTATTCAGTACTTTTAACAAACATTGCATTTATATTAATCGCCTTTATTTCCCTTATCATCTTACTTTTAAATACACCGGATACACCATCCTCTGAAAAAATCCCTACAAAGGAAATTATCAAACTAGCAGTGCCATTCTTCGTAACAGTATTCATTATTTTTTTGATTGTAGAAAAAACTTCATTTATTGCTAATGTTAGTTATAGACGCTTAATAATATTTTGTCTTTGTTCTTTACCAGCCACAAGTAATTTCTGGGCAATTATTAACTCTCAAAAAATCTTGAGAGGAAATAATACATTCTTGGTAAAATCTGATTCGCAATGCAAGTCGTCTCCTGAAACAAAATATCGATATATATCTTCAATATCCGATAAAGCGTTTGCATTGTCATTAAAAGATGGTTCTATTTGTATTTTCAAATACAATCACCTGGAGCTAATCCCAGAAAAAATGGCACAGTTTACAGAAGCGCTGGATAGCAGAAGGCTTTAAAACAGTGTCGCACAAACTTAAGAATATTGGCTCTTATTGGTGGATATTGTTTTTACTTTGACTGTTATGGTTCTCATAATCGCTTGGTCGCTAGTTCAAGTCCAGCAGGGGCCACCAGATTTTAGTTTTAGAATCATATGATTAAGCCACTCGACTGAGTGGCTTTTTTATTGGCTTTTTTGAGCCGATGACGCAGCCGCTAACCGTGGTTCAGCGAAGCCGTGCGGACACGCTCAGACGCACCGGGAGTCGCAATCAGGCGCTCCACGGACTCCATCGTCACGAACGTACAGCTGCAGTCCACATTGGTGCACTGGTGATAGCGCTCTTTGGTATTTTCACTTAGATAGCGACTGGTACGCGCATGCGCAGAGTGCTTGCACTTAGGACAATGAAACATGTACCCCTCCACTTGATTCACATTTTGTGAATCAATAATACCCAAAATAAAACCAATAGCAACTACATTACTCACTATCAACAGTAAATTTTTCGTCGGTGACGTTCAGCTCAAGCGTAAGCTGCGTGGTAAATCCGCTGTCGTTGAGGGTATGCACCACCTCGCTGATGATCCACGCCTGCTCGTCAATGACGCGTTTAAAACCGTTTACCAGCACCGGCGTTTCGGGGAACAGATCGGCGCGTCCCAGCGCAAGCTGGATGGAAAACTCTACGGTTCCCCGCTGAAGCGCGCGCCACTTCGCCTCTGCGGCCCTGAGCGCCTGCTCTTCAGAAGCATAAACCGTAGTGAGCTCAAATACGTTTTCCGCCGATCCCACCAGCCTCTCTTGCGGTTTCTGCTCCTTGCCTGCTGCTCCCGCTACCGGTGCGGCGGCATCCGGGTGCTGCAGTGCTTCTGTCTGCTGCCCTCCGGACTGACGATTAATACTCAATTGAGGATTTTGTTGTTTGGGGTCACGCGTTTGCAGCCATTTGGCCGTTACGCCGGAATAATTTTCACGGTCAGCTATGGAAAAAAGGTGCTTATCGCCATCCCCACGTTCAATCATCATTAAGGAAAGCGGAGTGCCGCTGGCCGTCACGGCCTGGCCCGCTTTCATAAAGATAATCTTCCCGGCTTTGATTGAAACAAATGCTCCATTACGTTCAGCAAGGCGGGAGAGGAACGCCGCGTCTGTCTCCTGAGACTGGTCAATATGAGAGATGGCGATGGATGCAAGCCCCGACGCGACGCTGGCGGTCAACTGGTTACGCTGAGCGATGGTATCGACTATCGCGCCAATCGTCGTGTCATGCCACGACTGTTCGCGCCGCACGTTTAGCTTTCCACGAAAATCTGCGCTGCATCCCCGGATGGTCAGCGTGTCCGGCGCGCCCCGGAATTCAATCTCATCAATCGTAAAGTCCCCTTTCTCCT